TATTTATTCCTCTTCTTTAGGCAATTGAGCCTCTGCTTGCTCTTTAATCTTAACAATCAAAGGCCACACACCAGACTTGGCTGGCATCTCACCCAACACATTCAAAATGAATTGGACTTCGTTTGTTTCTAAATTCAGATTCATGCTTGACCCCAAGGTGTTCCAGTAGCCGTAACAGGATTCTTCTGCAAAGCAATGTTAGCTGCTAGTGCATCTTCTGTGGCTTGCTTGTCAACAGATTCCCAGACCCATCCAAGGACTGTTTCTTGTGTCAGGTCTGCATAGGGAATCGTAGGTGTTCCTTCTGCCCATGAGCAAGTGGAGTAGGTAGAGGCTGTGTAGTCGCCATCAACTGCTGTGGCTTGCCAGTGTGCAGTGGTTACAAAGCCGTTTGAGGTTTCACGCTCAAGAGTTGAGATAGTCCATGTAGTAGTCATACTGTTTCCTCTGTGTTTAAAACTTCTTTGATAGCCGTTCCTGCTTCCAACAACAAATGCTGTGCGTATTCGTGTTTGTATTTCATGGTCAGTTGCTTTTTAAGGCAAGCATCTGCGTACTCCATTGCCTCTAGCGCAAGTTGCAAGGCTTCATCTTTAGTCATGTCAGTCCTTAAAGATTAGCGGCAGACAAACGCTGACGCAGTGATTGAATTTCAGCCCACATAACAGGGATAAGTGCAGAGGCATCCATTTGCTGATAGACAGGTTTTCCATCTGCATCTACTGCATCTTTTACACCAGTGTGTGCATAGGCGGGTGTTTCGTGAGCAATGAACATTGGGCGTTCTTGTGTAGCACCCTTCATTGTTCCCATGTAAACAGGAATAGAGTCAATCAATGCACCACTACCAGTTACAGGGCCACTAATGTCTTTGGCTCTGTAATCAGATGTTGTGTTGTAGGCAACTAAACCACCTGCTCGGTTGTAAGAGATTGAACCTCTAAAAGAAGAAGCATCAGTTACAAAAGTGACTAACAAGTTGTCACCAGATGTTGCTGTATTGTGCAATCCAAGAGTTTGATAACCAGAACTTTGATTGGTTATGTTTACACCATTTGCACTAAATCCATCTTGCACAACAGTCAACTTTGCCGCTGTACTCGTAGTCCCCACAAGCAAATTGCCTGCCGCTGTGAGGGTCATGCTTTGGGTAAAGGAGATAGCTTGTCCCGCACCAAAGCCACTAGGAGCATTGAACCATCTGTGCTGACCAGAAGCCTGTTGATACAAAGTAGCATTATTGTTTGCCAAATACGCCCAAGCATCTTGAGCATACGCATACCCATTGCTAGATATATTAACTTTTGCGCTTGTGTCAGATGCAATTGCGCCATAAGTGTTTAACTGCATCGCTTTATAAGCACTAGCCCAAGCACTCGGAGTAACTCCCAAGCCTAGATTGCCTGAGCCATCGAGTTGCATGCCAGAGGTTGGTGTTCCAGATGATGCAACCACCCATGTAAGCGATGTAGCACGTTCTATTTTTGCTGCCCAAGCAGAAGCAGCCGCATTTAAGCTATCAAAAAACAATTGACTGCTGTTTTCAGACACACGCAGTCGGTTTGTGCTTCCAGTAACAACATCCAGTTTTGCAGCAGGCGAACTTGTACCAATACCCAACCCTGTTGTGGTGAGGCGCATTTGTTCTGTGCCACCAACAGACCAAATAGAGTTACCACCAGAAGTAATTTCGTAGTTCAGTTGGTCAGCAGAGTTATACGAATAGAACCGCAAAGCCATCGTATTGCTACTTGCTTCACGATAGCCTTGGATGCTTGCAGAACGACCAGATGCTCCACCAATTCTGATAATGCCTTGAGTAGTTGTGTTGCTTGTATCGCCTTGCACATACAAGGTTGGAGCAGAGCCAGTTTTAAAGACATTCAACTCACCTTGGATGGTCGGAACACCGCCAACTCCAAGACTTGTCCCATTAAAAGTCAGCGCAGAGCCAGTAGCCAATGCACTAGAACTAGATGCGTAAACCACACCGCCTGATGTGAATGATGTCAGGTTTGTACCACCATTGGCAGTAGGAAGTGTTCCTGTCACACCAGTTGTCAAAGGCAAACCAGTTGCATTAGTCAATGTTGCGCTTGTTGGTGTTCCCAATACTGGTGTCACCAATGTCGGAGAAGTCGCAAAGACAGCAGAGCCTGTTCCTGTTTCATCAGTTAAGGCAGAACGCAAATTAGCTGAACTAGGAGTGGCTAGAAAGGTTGCTACACCAGTACCTAGACCTGATACGCCTGTAGCGATAGGAAGACCTGTAGCGTTCGTTAGAGTTGCAGCAGAAGGTGTACCTAAATCAGGAGTAACCAAAGAAGGAGAGGTAGCAAATACTGCTGATCCAGTTCCTGTTTCGTCTGTCAAAGCAGAGCGAAGGTTAGCACTTGAAGGAGTACCCAAGAAGGTCGCTACGCCTGTTCCAAGACCAGAAACACCTGTGCTGATAGGCAAACCAGTAGCATTGGTCAAAGTACCGCTAGAGGGCGTACCAAGGGCAGGAGTGACCAAGGTTGGACTATTGGCAAACACCAAAGCACCACTACCTGTTTCATCGCTAACAGCAGAAGCCAAGTTAGCAGATGATGGCGTACCCAAGAAAGTAGCTACACCCGTACCCAAACCACTCACACCCGTAGAGATCGGCAAACCAGTGGCGTTTGTCAAAGTCGCAGAAGCAGGTGTTCCCAATGCGGGAGTCACCAGTGTTGGCGAGTTTGACAACACTACATTGCCTGTACCAGTAGAAGAAGTTACACCAGTACCACCATTGGCGACAGGAAGAGTTCCTGTGATGTCGGCAGTAGAGAGAGTGACCGCATCCCAAGTAGCATTTGTGCCATCAGTTTGGAGGTACTTGTTAGCATTGCTTGTTTGGCTAGGCAAGAGGTTATTCAGAGCACCAGCCGCAGTAGAAGCACCTGTACCGCCATCAGCAATGGCTAAGTCTGTAATACCAGTAATCGAACCACCAGTAATTGCGGCAGCAGAGTTATCTGTCTTCGTAGAGATAGCAGTAGCAATGTTATTGAACTCAGTGTCAATCTCAGTACCACGGACGATCTTTAACGGATCACCAGGAGATAAGTTATCTTTAGTGGCGAAATTCGTGGACTTTGTGTATTGGCTCATGATATTTTCCCGTTCTTAGATTGAATCTCAATCTTCTGAATTGACAACTGTGTGCCGTTAATGGTGGTTTCGTAACCAGTTTGAACAATCTTTCCTGCACCAGAAGCATTCACATCTAGTGTCTTGATAAGCACACCACCAGAGTATTCTGCCACACCATATTCAGCAAGACCATACTCATAGTTCTTCTGTTCAGGGATGTAAGCATTACCTGATAAGTAGTTGGCAGCGAAGTCAAATCCCCACTTAATCGTGACGAACTGGTCTGACCCACCAATCACAACAGTCTTGATTCTCTTGAGAATAGAAATCTGATTCTGGTCGCCCAAATCTGCATGGTTCGTGAAGTAAGAAAACCGATAAGTAGATGTATGATCTAAGAAACTTGCATACTTACCGATGTACCCACTCTTACCGATGTATAAATCACCATTACGAAGCGAATAGAGGCTTGTAGGAGCAATCGAATCCCACTTAGTGACCCTAGACGCACCATCTTGCAATTGCATCTTTGTATCAAAGCAAAAGACCTGTGACGTAACTGGAAGAGTCAACAGATAAAAAGCATTCTTTTCTGAGTAAACAGACTTCAGATTAGCCAAAGTCTCTACTGCCAAAGAAGACACCAAGTCAGAACGAACATTCTTAGATAGGTCTCTCAAAGGAGCAGACTTCTCTTGAATAGTCCTCATCAGTGAGCGAACACCTGAGTCTGACAAGAAAATAACGTCTGTACCGATACTCTGAATAGAATCACGAGCAATACACCCAATAGAGCCTACTGTGTCGCTCAATTGAAGCGTAGCGGGTGTAGTAGCACCAGAGTAAACAAGAATCTGTCGCTTACCAAAAATGAACAAGAAGTCATTGTGAGCCGCCAAGCCCATGATCTCATCAGCACCATTAGGCCATACACGAGATACATCCAATGTTCCTGAAGTACCACCACCCCATACATGACCTGCAATCAGATCAGAAAAGGTAATCGTCACTTTATCTGTAGATGTATTAGCCACCCACAAACGACCAAATGCTGAGATACAGATATTGGCTTGCGGAACAGTAGCTACATATCCTGTTTTTTCAGAGACTCTGCGATAAGTAGTTGTACTTACTGCGGGGTCAAAGATGAGTGGATCGTGTCCAGATTGGAAGAAGTAAGTAATCCCATTCAGAGAAGCACAATGCCAATTATTAGCTGTGAAAGTAGGAGCAGAACCGCCACCACCATAGGTCAACTCAGTTACTGCATTAGAAGTGCCAAGTTTGAATAACTTGAGATTCCCTGCGAACAGAACAGTCAAAGTGCCATCAGATTGGACTAACTCATGGATGACAGTAACGTCATTAGCACCAAGATTGCCAGAAGATGAGTTAACCCTTGTGTAGCCCTTGCGAGAGCCTACACGACCATATTGGTCAATCACACAGTTATTGGCGACTAAAGCAAAGCCAGATGCCAAATCTAATGGCGAATCTTGCGTGTTCAGGCCATAAAAGCCTGGTGCG